CATAAAGATACTTATTCAATATCAGGAAATACATTAACATTTTCTGAAGCACCTCCTAATGGTTCTAAAGTTGAATCTATTACATTAACTGCTACAAGTAGTACTACTGCTAATATTTTAAGTGATGCTGATGCAGATACTAAAGTACAAGTAGAAGAATCAAGTGATGAAGATAAAATTAGATTTGATACTGGTGGTACTGAAAGAGCAGTTATAGATTCTTCAGGATTAACAGTAGGAGATATAACTATTAATGGCTCTACTATTTCTGATAGTGGCGATTTAACACTAGATATTGGTGGAAACATACAACTAGATGCCGATGATAATGGAGAGGTTAGGTTTTTAGATGGTGGTACTCAATATGCAGCAATCAAAAAAGATGGCAATAATGCTCTTTTCCAATCTATCGTAGCTGATGGCGATTTTGTAATACAGGGTATTGATGGTTCATCTTTTGTGTCTGCTCTTACTCTTGATATGTCAGCAGCTGGTGCAGCCACTTTTAATGGTAACTTAGCTGTAAATGGTGCAGATGTAACTATTACTTCAAATATAATTCATGCAGGAGACACTAATACATTTTTTGGATTTAATGATAATGATACATTTAGAATTGTTACTGGTGGTTCTGAAGCATTACGAGTAAATAGTTCACAAAATGTTGGAATAGGAACTACTAGTCCTGATACACCTTTCCATATAGCTAGTGCTACACCAGTTATTACTATTGAAGAAACTGATGCTAGCCAAGAGTTTGAAATAGGCTCTTATGGTGGTGCTTTTGCTATTCGTGATAAAACTGATAATGCATTTAGGGTTATTTTAGATGGTGATGGAAATGTTGGAATTGGTACGACTAGTCCAACTGTACCTTTACAAATTAATCATGGTTCAAGCACAGTTGGTTTATACACTTTAGGTGGTTTTAATTATCAAGCTAAATTTGAATCTTCTGATGCAGAAGCAGCTATTGTTATAGAAGATAGTAATAGTACAAATGATGGTAATAGAATTGGTGTTATAACTGATGACATGGCATTTACTACTGCTGGTTCAGAAAGAATGCGTATTGATGGTTCAGGTAACTTGTTGGTGGGTGCATCAGACCAAGCATGGAATACATCTTCTGGATTTAGAGTAAATTCAGCAGGTCAAGCAGGACAATTTGTAACAATTACAAATACTTCAAGTACAGCAACGGATGAAACTTTAATTCTTCATAGACAAGCAGCAGTAACAAATGGTGAAGCAATACAATTTTATAGAGCTGGTGTTGCTGTTGGTTCTGTTAGAGTTTCTTCAGGCTCAACATCTTTTGATACATCTTCTGATTATAGATTAAAAACTAATGTTAAAACTATGGAAGATAATGGTTTAGAAAGAGTTAAAAAATTAAGACCTGTAACATTTAATTGGATAGAAGATGATGATGGAATACATGAAGGTTTTATTGCTCACGAAATACAAGAAGCAGGTTGGAATGAGGGTATAGCTGGTGTTAAAGATGATGAAGAAATTAAACAAGCAGTTGATTACGGAAGAATCAAAAGCTATACAAGAACAACAAACACAGATTGATGCCTTACAATCTGAAATCAACGAGTTGAAAAACTCATAACAAAAGGAGAAATAATATGGCAATAGGATATACTTGGGATGTTTCAACAGTTGATACATACCCTACAAAAGATAGTAAAAGTGATGTAGTTCACAATGTACATTGGAGACTTACAGCAACTGATGATACTAATAAAGATAGCGAAGGTAATAACTGGACTGCTACTGTTTATGGTACACAATCACTTGACACTTCAGACCTTTCAAGCTTTACAGCATTTGCAAGTTTAGATGCTGCTAAAGTACAAGGTTGGGTTGAAACTGCTATGACTGCTGATACAGTTAAAGAATTAAAAGCTGGATTAGATGCAAACATAGCTGGTAAAATTACACCTACAAGCGTAACTAAAACTATCGGTTAATACATGGAATTAACACCTTATTTATTTTGGAACATCTTTATAACTTTGGTGTTAGCACCCATACTCTATAGTATTAAAAGTAATACTTCAGAGGCTAAAAGAATTGACATACTCTTAAATAAAACTCGTGAAGAGATTGCAAAAGACTATGTAACTAAAAAAGAAGTAAAAGATGACATGGGAGTTCTCATGGATAGATTAGAAAAATTACATGAAAAGGTTGACAAACTCTTTGAGGTAAAGTAAAATAGGAAAAGATATGGCTAAAAAGAAAAAGAAAAAATATCAAAAAAAGTATACTACTGATGGGCGTGTAGATATGTCTAAGGGTGGTAGAGTAAGCTATCAAGTTGGTGGTTTAAATAAAAGAGTTGAAGACTTTGACCCAAGAAATGATAATATGTCTATAGGTGGACCGGGTGGTGGTCAAGACAGATTAGCTGCAGAAGAAGCTGCTAAAAAAGCTGCAGAAGAAGCTGCTAAAAAAGCTGCAGAAGAAGCTGCTAAAAAAGCTGCAGAAGAAGCTGCTAAAGCTGCTAAAACTGAACAACAAAATACAACAAGACAATCTACAGAGGCTGCTGCAAGAGGAGAAGTTCCTGAAGCTGCAAAAATACCTGATGCTGTAAAAATAGAAGAAGGAACTCCACAACAAACTACAACCATGGCAGACCCTACAAAAGTAGGACAACAAGATGATATAACAACTACAACAGAACAAGTAACAACAGGTACTGCACAAACTGCAGACATGCCAACTGATGTACCTGCTGCAGAAATAACAGAAGATGAATTAGATATTGTAGATACTGAAGCTCAAGTAGATTATGCACAAAGAAGTAAAGAAGATATTAAATTAGCAGAAGCTGCTGAAGTAGATAGAGTTGCACCTACTGAAGGTGCTGATGTTAAAGACCCAGAAGGTGCTTTAGCAGAAAGAGTAGTAGGAGAATTAAGTCCAGAAGCTATGGCACAAGCAGCTAAAAATGCTGGTACAACTTTAGCTAGAGTTACTAGAGCTAAAAAACAATTAAGAAATGCAGGACTACCTGAAGAAGCTATTACTGAATTAGGTAATGACCCTGAAGCTTTAGAAGCTAGACTTATGGAATTTAGTGAAGCTGAAAGAGGTGTTATAGCTGGATTACCTGAAGAAGCTTTAGTATCTAATCAGATAGATAGTTTATTGAGTGGTATGGAAAATGGTGAAATACCTCCTTGGGCTAAACCTGCTGTTGCTAGTGTAGAAGCTATGTTAGCAAGAAGAGGACTAAGTGCTTCTAGTGTTGGTAGAGATAATTTATTTAATGCTATTATACAAAGTGCTGTACCTATAGCTCAAAGTAATGCACAAGCTATACAACAAAGTGTAAGTCAACAAAAAAGTATAGAGGCACAAGCTGCTGAAGCTGATGCACAAAGACAACAACAAGTAAACTTAGATAAAGCTAATAAAGTATTTGGTATGAACATGGCTCAATTTAATGCTGACCAACAAACAGAATTAGCTAATAGTAAATTTTTACAAACTGTAAGTTTAACAGAAGCTAGTAATGACCAACAAAGTACTATGCAAAATGCAGTCTTAATGTCTCAAGCTAATTTAGCTGAAGCAAGTTTAAATCAACAAGCACAAATACAAAATGCTAAAAACTTTTTAGCTATGGACATGGCTAACTTAAATGCTGAACAACAATCAAATGTATTAAGAGCACAACAAACACAACAAAGATTATTATCTAATCAAGCTGCTAATAATGCTGCTGCTCAGTTTAATGCAGCAAGTGAAAATCAAACTAATCAATTTATGGCTAGTTTAAATGCACAAGTTGAACAATATAATAAAACACAAATGAATGCAATGGAACAGTTTAATGCTACTCAAACAAACGCTGCTTCAGCTAGAGATGCTCAAAGAGCTGTTGATGTTGAAAAGTTTAATACACAATTAGCTGCACAGATAGAACAATTTAATTCTAATCAAGACTTTGCAAGAAATCAATGGAATGCTCAAAATCAAGCAGCAGTTGAACAGTCTAATACACAATGGAGAAGACAACTTAATACTGCTAATACTGCAATGCAAAATCAAATAAACATGCAAAATGCACAAAATGCTTTTAATTTATCAGGTTCAGCAATGTCATTTTTATGGCAAGAAATGAGAGACCAAGCTGACTATGATTTTAGAGCAAGTGAAAATGAAAAGAATAGAATAGCACAAATAGTTAATACTGCTCTTGCTTCAACACCAGACAAGTATGGTAGTAGTATTAGCGATGTAACATCTATGATAAAGTCAATATTTGGAACAATATAAAAGGATATAATTATGGGATTATTTAAATCATTAAAAAAAGCTATTAAAAAAATAGGTAAAGGAATTAAAAAAGTTGTAAAGAAAACTGTAGGAGCTGTTAAAAAGGTTGTTAAGAAAGTTGCATCCAGTAAAATATTAAGAGCTGTAGTTGGAGGTGCTTTATTATTTACCGGTGTAGGTGGATTACTAAGTAGATTTGTTACACCCGGAGTAGGATTTTTTGGAAAATGGGCGAGTGCTGCTGGAAATTTTGCAAGTTCAACATTAGGTGCAGCTTTTAGACCAGCGTATAATTTATCAGCAAATGTGTTTGGAGGCTCTGGTCCGTTTGGAGGAGCTGGTCCTTTTGCTAAACCTTTATTAACTCCTCCTGTAACTGGTCCATTATCTGTTGCATCTGTTAGTGGAGCTGCTTCACCTTCAAAAAATATATTTCAAAGAATTGGTAGTTCTAGATTTGGACAATTTGTTTCTGGAGCTGCTAGTCAAACTGGAAAACAATTAATATCAAGTTATGCTGAAAATGAATTATTAGGACCAGACCCTACAGGAGTTGTTGCAGGTGGTACACGAGAACCTGATACAAGATTAGACCCACTACAATTTGCTTATCAAAATTTAGGAGTAGATGTAAATGATGCATATAGTAATTTAACATATGGAACTGCAGATGTAGGATATGCAAGTACACCTTTATATACACAAGAAACATTACAAGTAGGTTAATATGATAGAAGAAAAACAACAAGAAGAAATAGTAGAAGAAGAAGAAAAAGAATCAAAACCTATTCTTTCTAAATCTGTAGGAGAAGCTTCTGCTCAAACTATTTTACAAGCTATAGAAAATGGAGTATCTGAAGATGAAATCTTTAATGATAAAGAAACTAAAAGAAAAATTAGAGGAGAAGCTTTTTTTAGTCAAGAAGGATTAGATGAACTAACAGATTTATCAAGTCAAGGTAGTCCTATTCCCGGACAAAGTTTAGTAAATAGTCCAGACTCTAAATATCCTTGGGAAAATCCTCCTACATTTTCTAATCCTAGAGAAGCTTTAGATGATATAACTACAACTATTTTACAACCTGAAACAGCTAAAAATATTGTAAAAGCTTTATCAAAAGGAGCAGCAGCAATAGATTTAACTATGGGTGTTTTATATTCTAAATTTTTACAAGGTGATATTTCTGTTGATAATTTATTATTATTAGCTGAACCAACTACTTATATGATTATGGCTCTTGGAGAAGAAGCTAATATTAAATATAATATTGAAGGTAATGATTTAGATGAATTAGACAATGAGGACACAAAAGAATCATTTGATAAAAAAGTTTCAGAGTTTAGAAATGTTGTACAAAATATAGGTAGTGAAACTGCTGAAAAAGTTAATGTAGAAAAAATAGATTCTAATATTGTACCAAGAAATATATTAGATAAAATAAAAGAAGAAGGACCAAATTTAAGAAAAAGTTTATTGGATAAAGGAGAAGAGTAATGGCTAATGAGTATTTAACAAGTTCAAATTTTGCAGATGTTGCAGGTTCTATATTATCTAAAAGACAATCAGATTATAAAAAACAAGCTGGAAAAGCTATAGGTCTTAGCCTTATAAATAATTTTTTAGGACAAGCTAATCAAGGATTAATACAAGAAAAAGAAGATGCTATAAATGAAGTAGCTGATAAATATAATGACATATTTAAATTAAATGAAGAAGAATTTACTTCTACTTATTGGCAAAATAATAGAAATAGATTAAGAGAATTTAATAAAAATCAAGATGCTTTTTTAAATAAAGAAGCTTTAGAATATCTTTCTACTACTGATGAAGCAGTAACTGCTATGTTTGGTGGTAAAAAAATTGATGCTACTACTATTTATCAAGAACCAGACCCAGAACTTAGAAAACAAATGTTAGAAGCTTTTAATGCTAAACGACAAGAAATAGCAAATGAAATGGCAACTTTACAAAATGACCCTAGAGCTACTATGCAAACTTCTATTGAATATAATAAATTAGCTAAAGCAGAATATTTAGCTGCATTAGAAGCTGTTAAAGATGACCCTAGAAAAAAAAGTTTAATGAGAAAAGCATGGAACAGAATTTTTAGAAGAGAAGAAGACCCTGAAAGAGCAAAAGAATTAAGAGAAGCTGGAATAGATATACAAGGAGATATAGTTAGTACGAATCCTGCTGTTATAGAATTAGAAGACAATTTAAAAACAGCTAAAGAAAATAGAAATACTTTTAGAGATTCTATAGATGATAGAATTAATGCTACTTATGCTGGTTTAGACCAATTAGAATTTGAAGATTTAATAAAATTTAAAGATTCAGACAAAGCTAATATAATTCTAAATATATCAGAATCAATTTCAAGAAATTCTGCTCTTAAAGAAACATATCAATTTGTAGATAATGGGTATCATTTAGAATTAATTAATGATGTTTTACGAGAACAGCCTACATTAACTACAGAACAAGTACAAAGTGCAGTTTTAATGAAACTAATAAATAACGAAAAATCTCCTGAAGAGTACTTAACTAGAGATGGTATGAAACAAAGAAATGGTAGACTTTTAATAGCAGAGTGGGAAGAACTAACCAATGAAACAGACAAAATAAAATTTTTAACTGGTAATAATGGAGTTAATATATTTAAATTAATGGATGCTTATGATGCAGATAACCAAGGAAAGGTATCTGCTGGTCTTTCTATTGAATACGAAAATATAATTAAACCGGTGAAAGACTTTAAAATTAATGAAGCAGACTTAGTTCCTGTTTTGGATAGAATGAGAAATAAAATAGATAAGAAAAAATATAAAGATTTACTTGGAGATAGTTCTGCTATGGGAACTTTAGGTAGAAATGTTCTTTATAATGTAAATAATTACAAACGAAATAATCCAAATTGGGAAAATGATTACAATGAATTAGAATTAAGAAATGCTGCTATAAATTATGTAATGAATGAATATGATAATAATTCTTTTGACACTATTGGTTTAGCTAAAGCAGATATTTTATCACAAGAAACTTTTAGTCTTGATATATTAGAAGACCTTCCTGAATATATTGAAGAATTACAAGATAATAAAAGAACAGATATTCTTGAATTTAGAGATTATCTTTTCCAAGAAATAGATAAACAAGAATTAAATGAAGATGACATTTTATATCTTAAAAATCAAGTTGACCAAGATTTTGAAGATGCTGGAGTTTTAACAAGAGATGAAGATGAACAAATTGTTCCTGATGAAAATTTTGTTAAAAATCTACCTAATAGAACAAGCTTATATGAAAGTAAAGGTTTAATAGAAACTGTTGGAGCACAAAAGGCAAAGCGTTTAAAGTCTGATGTATTTAGAAATGCTGTTGATAACTTAGATTTATCAAATGTAAGTATGGACACTTTAATTCAATTACACAGAATAAGTAATAAACAATCAGGAGTATTAGCAGGATTAGGTTTAGACCCAGATATTAATCTTACTAGATTTAAATTATCTAGAGATAGTGAATTATTACAATTAAAAGTATTAGATGAAATACAAAAAAGATATGAAGAAGAAGCTCCTGAAGAAATAAATGTAAGAAGACATGCAAAATTCTTAGTAAATAATGGTGTACAACAAATTTATGGACCAAAAACTTATCATACTCCTGTAGACATTTCAAGATTTGCTGGTCCTTATTATGACCAAATTGAAAATTCAGAATATAGTTACTCAAATGCAAAAGAAAATATTACACCTATGAATACAGAAATAACTCTAAAAGATGTATTTAGTTCATTAAATAATTTAATGTTAAATAATTAAGAGGTAATTAATGGCATTTAATTATAATAAAAATACATTAAACTCTTTTAATTTACAAAATAGTAAAAGAAAAACTTTAAATGATTTAGAAAAAGATGATATGTTTCTTGAAGTAGCTGAAAGATTTTTAGCATCTGTTGGTGAAAACTCTGATGACATTTTTGAATATTTGAGAGATTCAGATTTTAATTTAGTAAGTGGCATGTCTCGTGCTATGCAAAGTGGTAATTTTACTGAACAACAAAAAAGAGATTATGCTTATTTAAGAAGTCAATTTGATGGTGCTAAACTAGGAGGACTAAGACAATTTGGTAGGTTAATTAAAGATGCAACTATTGATATAGCAACTGACCCTACTTTAGTAGTAGCTGCACTAGCTACTCCTTTTACTGGTGGAACTTCATTAGCAGGTAGACAAGCTATAGCTACAGCAGCTACTCAAGCTGCAAAAAGCCATATACCAAAATCTTTTGTAGGTCCTACTAGACCTTTAGTAGGTCCTATTATACCTGAAAGTGCTGTTACAGGATTATTAAAAGAAGAAGGTAAAAAGAGTGTTAAAAAAGCTGCTGCTGTTGGAGCAGTAGAAGGTGGTGCTTGGCTTGGACTTGATAATCATTTTAGACAAACTACAGAATTAAATACTGATTTAAGAAAATTATATTCAGCACCTGAGTTAGTAGGCTCTACTGCTTTAGGTGTATTAGCTGGTGGATTAGTTGGTGGTGGTGTACAAAAAGCTAATTTATTTTATAGTAAAATGAATAGACTTTATGCTGATGAAGGCTATCACAGTACTAAAGAAGGAAGTTTTGCAGATAAAGTAACTAAAACTTTAGAGATTGGTGATAAAGTCAAGGCATTAACTATTGGTTCTGCTACTTCTATTTTAGATACTAAAGCAAAATTTTCTCCTGTTGCAAGAGAATTAAGACAATTAATTAGAGAAGATGCTGATAAAACATTTGGTAGTATTTACAGAAAAAAAGCTGAACTAAGTCATGGAGAAAAACTTGATAATTTAAGAAGTGAATATCATGCTTTATTTGATGAAGCTACAGCACCTATTAGAAAAACAGGAGTTGTTAATGAAGTTGATGAATTAAATGTAGTTAGAATATTAAGAGGAGATGATGCTACAAAATATAATGATACAGTACAGACTGTTGCTGGAAATTTAAGAGTTTTGTATGATAGAATATTTGATGATGCTATAGAAGCTGGATTAATTCAACCAGATAGAAAACTTACCAATTATTTTACTAGAAATTGGAATAGAAAAATGATTGAAGAAAATAGACAAGAGTTTGAACAAAAATTAATTAGTGAAAAAATTGTTAAAGATTCAACTGAAGCTAATTTAATAATTGATGATATGCTTAATCTTAAAAATGAATTATTTTCTTCTCATTCTATTTTATTAACTCAAGCTAGAGCATTTAAAAATTTAGATGATAATGCATTTGAAAAGTTTTTAACTAATGATTTAAATTCTATGACAACTTATTATATGAATGCTGCTAATACTATTCAACATAAAAAAAGTTTCTTGTTACCTGAGTTTACTAATAAATCAAATATAAAACAATTTGAAGAAAGATGGATAATTCCTATGGATAACGAATTAAGAGCAGCTAGAGGTCAAGGTAGAGGATTAACTAAAGGAAATAGAAATCAAATTCTTAATTTATACAAATCAGTTACTGGTCAAGTAGATTATTTTGATAGTGGTTTAATGCAAGGTATTTATGATGGAACTAAATTAGCAAATGCTATGGCATTTTTACCACTTGCTACTGTTTCTTCAATAACAGAAGCTCTTATACCTTTAACAAAATCAGGTGGTAAAGGAACAAGTGCTGTTACAGATGCATTAAAAGGAGTAAAAGAAGGGCATAAAATTTTTGTACAAGACATTCCTTTAATGTTAAAAAGAAAATATAAAATGCCTGATTCTCAAATTCAAAAAGAAATGCATCAAGTATTTTTAGCAATGGATGAAGCATTTGCTGAAACAACAAACAGATTAACTGGTGAAGGATTACAAAATGAGTTTGCTAAAAAAATAGGAAGAGGATTTTTTAGATTTAATATGCTTATACCTTGGACTAAATCAGTTCAATTAGCTTCTTTTAATGTAGGTAAAGGAATTATAAAAGAAAACTTAGAAGCTCTTGATAAACTTTCTAAACAAGGTATTAATGTTATAAGTGAAGCTACTCCTGTAGGTGTAAAAGATTTAAGTAGAAGTGAAGTTAGAAATATTCAAAAACTTAAAAATGATTTATTTGGTTTAGGTATTGATATTGAAGATGGTCTTCGTTGGTTAAATGATGGAGCTAAAACAACTTTTGGACCAGCACGAGATAAAAATGGATTATTAACAGGCGAAATAGCTTATGCTGATGATTTTTATAAATCTGTTATACAAGGAGCAGGAAGGTTTGTTAATCAAGTAATTATGCCAGTAGGTAGAGATAGAGCTAGAATACCTACTTTTATGACTAATCCTAAAAAAGATATATTTACACAATTTTTAAGATACCCTACAGTTTTTAGTAATACAGTATTAAAAAATTATATTAATGATGTCATAGTAAATCCTAAAGTAAATGCAGCTAAAGTAGGAGCATTTGCACTAACAGCAACTAGCATTGCTTTAGCAACAAACTATTGGAGGTCTAGTCCTGAAAATAGAGATAGAATAGCTGAAGAAGGTTTTCAAGAAGATGAAATTAGAAGAGCATTTCAAAGAGTTGGAATGTTAGGTCCATTAGAATATGGAGTAAGATTTGGAGACTCTATTGAATATACTAAAAATCCAGTTGTTTCAGCAGCTAGTTTAGGTGGTCCTGTAGCTTCAGATATTATGCAATTAATTTTAGGAAGAAAAGGAATTACAGAAACTTTAGCTGGTAAAATTCCTTTAACTGGAACTAAAAATATAATGAATAGAGCTTTTGGAGATAACCCCTTTGATTATATTAGAAAAAATGCTAAAGAAATAGACAAAGAAGCTGCTTATAGATTAAGAATTAAAGATAGACCTTTAGATAAAAGATACACAAAAAATTATACAAGAAACTATACACAAAATTATGCAACTGGTGGATTTGTAAGACAACAATACTTTGAAGGTGAAAAAGTCTCAAAAGATTTTCCAGTTCCTGACACTAAAGAAAACCCAGCAGATAGAGTAGACCCTTTTACTGGTATGCCTTACGCTGACCAGATGACTAGGCTAGGTTTTAATCAAGGCAATGTTGTTAGACCTAACTATGAGTATAATAATATGGGAAATATTGAAGCTAGATATGATGTGTGGGCAGGAAGAACTGATGATGTTTATTTTAAAGAGGGAAGAGAAGAAGGTTATGGAGGATTTGATTCTAGAATATCTGGAATAAGAGCACCTTTAAGAGATTTTAATACTAAACTAAATAGATATAAAGATACTGAAGACCCTATAGCTCATGCAGTTTTAGAATATTTAGGTGGAGGTAGGAGTTATCCTAAAGGACATTCTAAAGAAGGAGAGTTTATTTCTTTAGAAGAAAAAATGGCTATAGCAAAAAAAGAAAATGCTAATCCTGAACAGTATATTGCTGACATGAAATATTTAAGAAATACAAAAGGTCCTGATAGAGGAATTATTGAAGCTATTGCTATGAATGAACAAACTCCTGAAGGACTTAAATATTTTTTAGAAAGTGAAGAAGATATTAACAAAGCTATAGCATTATCTAAAATTGATTTTCCTAAAGGAACTTCAACAGAAGAAATGCTTTCTATTCTTTCTACACAAAATACAAAATGATATTATACACAGAAGAACAACTTGAAAAAGCTTATGATATTTATAGAGTGCATCAAATAAAAAAAGATTTAAGTTTTATGAAGTTAGAAGATTTTAGAATTTTATACGAAGATTTAATAGCGAGTATAATGTAATGGGTTTTCCATTTGAAATCATAACTATGTTAGCATCAACTGTGCTTGGTGGAGTTATGAGTATTTGGTCTGAAAGTCGTAAGGCTAAAGCAGAAGCACAAAAACTTCTTATAACCCGTGGCGAGTTTGATATGAAAGCTAAAAAACAATCACTTGACCATGGTTTAAAAGATAAAGGTTTTGCATGGACTAGAAGAATTATTGCACTTACTTCTGTATTTGCTATTGTTCTTTTACCTAAACTTGTAGCAGTTTATTATCCTGAAGTAAGTGTCACAGTAGGTTATACACAATGGAATCCCGGAGGATTGTTTAGAACAGGTAGAGAAGTATTTGACTGGATAACCTTTCAAGGTCTTGTAATTACACAATTAGACACCAACTTAGTATCAGCTATTATAGGTATGTACTTTGGTGGTAGTTTAGCAAAAGGTAGATAATGAACAGCAGTCAATGGATGGATTTATTAGAAACTGTAGGTATTCCTGCAGCTTTTGCAGTTGCTGCTGGTTGGATGGTTTGGAAATTATTTAATCACTTAATAGCAGATGTGCATAAAAAACTAGACACACAACATGGTATGATAGTTGCGTTAATAGATAGAGTAAGACAAATGGATAACGACATGATACGAATAGATACAATGGTAAGAACAGCCATGAAAGTTCCTATAGATGTCGATAAATTAGCAAGAGCAGATGGTAAAAAAGACCAAAGAAAAGATTAATGAAATACTATCAACAAGTACCTTTAAACTTTAAAAATAGAGACTCCACAGTAGAGGAGCAAGAAATTTGGAACGAACAAGAACTAAAACCTTGGGCTGAAAAACAATTAGGTATAGTTGCACTTATGTCTTTTGTGCAATTATTTATGTTAGGACTTATGTTTTTTATCTTTTGGGT